TAGCTTTAGTTTCACCTGATGTAGTTTTTGATGCTCTATATAAATTATCAATTTGAATATTAAGAGTTTTAACAATATTTAATTGTTTAATTTGTTCAGTAAACGCGTCTTTAGTAGCTGTAGATGATTTTTTAGCTTTTTCTTGTAAATCAGCTACATTATTTGCTGCTTTTGATATTTTATTAAATTCAGAACCAACATCAACTAATATACTATTTGTACGTTGAAGTCTTTTGTTTAGATCTTGGGTAGCTATTCCAATATCCTTCATTGAATTTTTTATATCCAATGCTGAAGCTAATGTTTCTTTATCTAAACCTTTAAACTTATCTGCCATTATTAGGTTATTTTGTTATAAATATCAAAGGTATCTATTTTTTAGATGCCCTTGTACTGTATGTTGGTGTTTGTATTGGAATTTTAGGTGCTAATTTCATATTTTTAATTGACTCATCAACAACATCATCCTTTTTAGGAGAATAATGATTTTTAAGTTTATTAAATGTGAATTTTCTTAACCATATAGGCATATTATATATTGTATGCCAATCATATCCACCATTACCATGGAATACTATTTCATGTATTTCTGTGAATAAAGAGAATCTATACTCGGGCGTCAGGCCAAAAAAAGTTAATAGTAATAGGAACTTCGATGTCCTCCTCTGCACCTCTAGAATTAGTAACTGATGTAGCTAAATCAATATCTGGTGATATAGAAGCATAATATTGTCTAAACGCTCTAGCTTCTTTAGCTAATAAGTAATTATTAACAAAATCACGAATTGATTTAGTTTCTGAATCACCATTTACTGCTAAAATCATATGACATAGTCTTACTATACCTTCATTTGATGCGTCTTTGTTTAATTTTTTTAAACCTTTTACTTCAGCGTCAATTTTTTGTTCATCACCATGAGTTAATAATTTAAATGTAATTACATTACCTGAATCAGGTAAAGTGTAATTAAACATATTAGCTCCTTTACTTGCTTTTACTTCTGGTGATGTTGGTTTTGGATTTAATAATGATAAATCAACTTTTTGTTCTATTCCATCATAATTAAATTCATAATCTTTACCATACGCTAATACACGAGCAGCAATCATTAATGAGTTTTTATCACCTACTAATAAATCATTATAATCAAATTTAGTAACAATTAATGATTGTAATAATTTATCAATTACTGTACCTTGTTTGATATAAGCCGAGTTAGTTAGAATATCTTCTTCTCTCGCCGTCATATATTTCATTTCAAGTTTACCGCTTGATAACGGGTGTGATTCGGGATATAGAAGTCCTTGTGACGGTAGTTCTATAGTTTCGGTTGGGACCTTAAATTTGTTTTCTTCCATAAATTTGATTTGTTTATAACTATGTTTATATATATAAATATATGAAGAAAAAAGAAGCTCGCCAAAAGGCGAGCCATCTTAATCCTGTATTTCGGGAGGGGGAGATTTAGAAATTTAAGATACAATAATCTGGTTGTACAGTTAATTGGATATTTTGAGCCGCTGACTCGTTATCCCAACTATAATCTCCAAAGTTTGCATTTGTAATAATAGCACCTTTAATAATCCATTCTGAAACAATATCACCTACTGGTCCTAATACGTCTAATGTTAAGTCTTTCTTATAGAAATCACTATAACCATCTCTACCAGTTACTGATTCGTGATGTAAACGTACCCATTCCATTACTGCTTGAGCTCCTGAAGGAGTGATTGGGTCAAATAATGTCATTTGAATTTCACCCCATTTACTTTTACCTTTTACAAAACGTTGAACGTTAATGTGATTTAATACTACTGTATCTTGTGTTAACGTTACCGCATTTACTCCTTTAATAATATACGCTGGAATACCATCCATGTATAAAATGAAACGGTTCTGTTGTTTCGGTTCGAACGCTGTGAAAAATATTTCGTTTGGATCTAATACTGCCATGTTTATTTTTTGTTATTTATTCTTTATTATAAATATTATTTAATTTAATCCTTACGCTGGGAATGTTGCTCCTGTAGGTAAGATGTTGAAATCTAAGTAAATAAATTCAGCTGTTCTTGTAGGTTGGATATAAATTTGTCCGATTAACTCATTTCTATCAATTACGTCTGCTGTATTATTTGTTTCATTCATAATTACTCTAAACGCGTATAAACCTTGTTTTTGTTGAACTGATTCTAAGTATGGATTTACTTGTGATAAGAATACATTTCTTGTTGCTGTTGAATTTTGTTCGAATACTAATGTATTAGCAATTTGTGAAATATAGTTCTTAAGAGCAATTAACAATCTTCTAACATTTACTCTATCTAAAGCTGATGCTTGAGTTTGCAATGTTTTCTGACCATATACTACTGTACCTGTTCCAGGGAATGTAGCAATAGGATTTACTTTATTTGTATATAAAGTATCTCTACTTGTTTGTGGTAATTTTTGTTCTGCTCTAATTACTTGTAATCCACCTCTGTTAATACCTGCTGGTGCAAACCAAGGCTCAGCTACTGTATCATTGAATGCGAACACACCTGCCATTACTGTTGATGCTGGAACCCAAACATTCTTTCCTGTAGCAGGATCAATCATTTGAACCCAAGGCCAGTATGAAGCAGCGTATGAAGTATTTCTTGAATTAGCTTGAGATGTTACTGTTGAAATAGTAGTGTTATAAGGTACTAAGTCTAATACAAATAAACTATCTCCTCTTGTTTGAGTATTATTAATCATTGATGTACATTGTGATGTATATCCTGAGTTATATAATCCTGGAGCAAATAAAATGTTAAATTTATATTCATCTTGGTTTGATAATAAGTCGATCATATTATCATAATCTGAACCTACTAAACCTTGTGTATCTGAAGCATCAATAGTTTCGTAAAAATTAGCTCCTGCTGCTACTTGTCCTACACCACCGGTAAATGAACCACTTGAATTAAATGGAATTGAAGATGTGTATTGAGCTTTAGCTACTCCTGTATTATCAAAATAATATGGAGTTGGAGTATTAACTGATGCTACTCTTACATAGCGTGAAGCGTTAAAGTAAGAACCAGATACTTCAATTTGATTTGTTGTTGAGTTATAATTTTGATCTTGATCTCCAAGTACTTTCGCAATATAATTAGCAGCAAATGGATCTAATGATAAATTAGTCCAAGTTTCTAATACAATTAAATTGTTTGCATTATCATTACCTTGACGAATCAATAAACTAAATGTTCCTGATGATGTATCTGCGTTTGAGATTTGATATCTAATGTTATCTGCTGAACCTGAAGCTAATGAACCACTTACATCCATTGATGAAGAACTGTTCATAATAATACCTTCAGATAATGTTTTTAAAACAAATGCTGTAGCACCTGAACCACCTGTAAAGTATGATGTAGTACTTCCTGAAGTTACATAGTATAAATCTCCAGCTGGTCCAACTGGACTAACTGTATTAAAGAATATACCTGTTGAAGCTGATACACTTGACGTTATATATTGTAACGAAGCACTATATGGAGCAATAGATTTACTAACATTAAATGCTGTTACAATTGCTGTAATAGTATTTGCTGCTGTTGAACCTGAAGATACAAAAATTGTATTTGCTGTATTTGTAGGTGCTGGGCTACCAGTTACTGCTATAATAACACCGTTTACATTAAACGAACCTGTTGGTTGAATAAAACTAGCAACACTAGCACTATTAAATGTAAATGATGCTGTAGTTGAAAATGTATTGTTTTCAATATTTGTACTAGTTGCTGGTGTCCAAGTGTTACTTGCACTTACTACTCTAGCTACTAATAATGATGTACCACCATTGTTAAAGTAGTTATAAGCAGCAATTGAAGTGAAGAATGATACATTATCACTACCACTTTGGAATCCTGCACCAAATTTATTTACGTAATCGCTGTATGAGGTAACAACAGTTGGAATTTCAACGGGACCTAAAACTGTAGGACCTATAATTGCTGCACCTACGTTAACTGGTTGTTGTCTGATAAACGATGAATCGTTTTCTCTTGCTAATACACCAGGGGAAATTAATGTTTCTGCCATGTTATTTGTTAATAAGTTTAATGTTTATTATAAATATATTAAAAAGTCTTAAAATCATTCGTTTCCGATGAATTCTCCACTATCTATATTAATGGTTCCTACACCGTATTTTGATTGAAGTTCTTGACTTAATTTTAATTCTGTTACTTTAATTTCTTTAAGTTCTTCAGTTACTTCTTGTTTTTGTAATTTTAAATCTTGGATTGACATTTCAATTAATCCATATTTATCAATTACTTCTGCTCTTAATTTTTGAATTTCTTTTACTGATGAAACTTCAGATTCTGTTAATTTTTCTATTTTCATGACTTTTTAGTATAAATATATATTATGTTTAATAAAAATTAATTTTAAAATGTACAAAACAAGTACCTGTTCTTGATGTTCCTGTAGGATTTGTTGTTTGTATTTCAATATTACCATTATTTGCTCCACTTTGAATATATT